GAAACTTTTTTATGTTCGATGTGAATGTTCTCAGTAGCCATTAATTTGGCCAGAGCATTTTTTGATTCAATATTTACAACGGTAGATTTCATTTTCCTCTTTTATGAAATGTTTTATTCTCTACTTATATGGTATCAAATCCAGCTAAAATTGTCAAGTCTTTTCTCACCTTTTTTTCATTTTTTTAGAGGGCGTGCCGTCGGAACGACACTCCGAGCCCCCAATTCAATAACTTGTATTTGGATAATAACTAAAATATACTGCTCCGATTATGCCCAGTAAAATAGGAAGAAATCCAAAAAACCAACCGTAAGTGAAAAGAAATATAATGATCTCCTCAAACCAGCGTCCCATTTATTTCCTTTTTGATTTGACTTTTCCGTTGGCCGTGATAGTGGACCCAGTTGTCACAAAAAGTATATAGTTTTTGTGACAAGATATCCTCACTTTCCTTCAACAATCTTACTGAAATTCTGCTGTTTTTCTAACGCAATTACTCTACCAAATTTATCAAGTATCTGGTCGCCCTTGTGGGAAATTACAAATGCGTGAGTATCATCTCCAAGCGAATTCAGAATTCCTAAGAAGTCCTCTACTCCAGTAGAATCCAGACTGCTATCAAATATCTCATCAAGTACCAGGAGATTCGTTGCTACAGAGGATTTCAATCTTGCCACTTCTCTCCACGTAAATAGTAATGCCAAATCAATTCTGAGTTTCTCTCCTTCAGAAAACGAACCATATTGAAAAGCATCCCGTCCTCTACTCTTAATTGTTTCATTAAACGCCTCGTCCAATTGAAAATTAATATAGAAGTTCAATGCTGAAAGATATTTATTAATTAACTGATTGATTAGTGGAAGATAGTTTCTGATAATGATTGTTTTTATTCCGCTATCCTTTAGAAGTTCTTGCACCGTATTCAAATGATGTTTTTTCTCCTGTATGTCATATTTGGTCGTATGGGATTCATCCAATTCCTCTTTGCTTTTTGTTAGAGTTTCGTGATCATCTTTTGGCTTTTCAATTGCTTCCATTAGACCAGTTTCAAGTCTACTTGCATATTCATTAATGCCCGTTATGGATGAATTCTTTTCAGCAATCTTGGTTAAGATATCCTCTATCTCATTTATTCTATCAGCGACATCCGACATTTCTGTATCAATATCAGTAATTGCCATCTCTAGTTCACCTGATTTTAGTCCCAAATTATCAATCGTATATTTCTTATGTTCTTCCGTAATTTCTTGTGTACATTCAGGACATTCAGAATTTTCAGTAACTAATTTTATCTGACCTTTTATATTATTCTGTTTTGAGGTAATTTTAGATTTATAGTCTCCTAGTTTTCGATGCTTTGATTGCTTTGATTTATAGTCCTGAATTTTTCCTTGAAGATCATCTATTTCCTTTTTAAGCACCTTAATTTGTTTCTTAGCTTCAGCCCATTCCTTTTTCTTCTCTTTGATTGCTTCTTCATTATTATCTTGGATTTCTTTAAGATGTTCCTCTTGAAGTTTGATACTCTGTTCCAATAATTCTATTTTATGTTCAACTTCAACCAAATTGACTCCATTATCAGATATTCGTTGCTTAACAATGTCATTCATAAGAGAGAAAATTTGGATATCAAGAAGGTCCTCGATGATAGCCCTTCGGTCTCCTGCACCAAGTCTCATAAATGGGATAAACGAACCTGATCCTAAAACAACTATCTGTCGGAATGCTTTTTCATTCATTCGTAGAACATATCGTTCCAAAAAATCCTGACTGTCTCGTGCAGAAGCCATCTGGTCATTCATCTCTCCATCAACATATATCTCAAACTTTGCTGGACGAAGACCACGTTTAATCAGATACTCCTTTCCGCTAGTTTCAAATTCGAGTTCAACCATACAATTCTTTTGATTGATAGAATTGACCAGTTGATCGAGTTTTACTTTACGAAAAGATTTACCGAAGAGACCAAAAGATATAGCATCCATAAATGTGGATTTGCCAGAACCATTGGGTCCAATAATTAGGGAAGTTCGTGTATCATCTATGCGAATTTCTGATACTTTGTTACCAGTAGACAGAAAATTCTTATAGCGTATAGCTTTGAATTTAATCATTATATATTATAGCAGGTTTACTTTTACTTGTCAACCTTTTTTAACGTATTTTTCTAGTATGATTCTTGCGGTTGCTGTTAGGGAGGAATCTTCCAATACGACTTCTGGAACCTGTTCCAATTTCTCTTCTGATGGATTTGGATTCTCGATTGGTTTAGTTTTAGGTAGGGTAATTGTTTTCATAATATCTCCTATATTGATAATGCTTCCACATATACTTCGTGGAGTATCTTTTTCACTTGTTTAGTATTATCTATACTCAAATTATCCACGTATTTTTCCAACGTGGTGATTGTATCTTCAGATTCAAATTCTATCTGACTGGATGATAACATACCATAATCTTCGATGATATTTATCGATTCACACCGTTTTTCCAATTCTTCCACGGTGTTAGTGAATAGTTCAATATCTTCTTTCTTATCTACAATAAGTTTGACAATCTGGTCAACATATGGATCAACGTCAATTGGTTTATCCTCATAGATTATTTTACTATGCATTTTATACGGATTAAGTACAAAATCACATTCAAGAGTTTCGGTATCAAAAATATGAAACCCTCTTTGATCATTATAATCACTCCACGTTATTTCATATGTATTGCCGAGATAATAAACGTGACCGTTATTTGATTTGGTATGGAAATGACCAGAGTATACTGTATCATACTTATCAAGAAAGTCTGGAGACCTCGAATGATAAACCGATTTAACTCCTTTCATCATCTCAAATCCATACAAATCAAAATGTCCGAAAGCTACCTGATTTTTAGATGCTTTTATGAAGTCGATAATTTCGACCTCATTTTCTTCTGCAATCCAAGGAATCAAATCTAACTTATATCCGTCAGGTAATTCTAATTCTGTTGGTACACTATAACCGATTACTGGATTATTTTTATTTGAAATGCCGTCTATATCGAATAACTGTTCTACGGAATTAAGTCTGGCGTGATTCTTAAAATAGGTATCGTGATTTCCGATAATAGTATGCATTGTAATTTTCTCTTCAACCATCACGCCGATAAACTCTTTTCGCATTCGATTGAGAGTATCATAATTGACATACTTTCGCCTGTCCATCAAATCACCAGAATGAATAATGGTATCAATTTTATGTTCTCTCAAATACGGGAAGAAGATATTCGTCCAGAATTTGTAGAAAAAATCGGAAAATGCTTGACTGTCAGACCTTGCACCAAAGTGTGTATCTGTTACAACGGCTACTTTCATAACATAAATAATTCAAGGTTGTTTTTGGAAGATTCTTTTTTCGTTTTGCTTACCCTTTCAGCTTTCTTCAATTCTCTCTTGTTCTTCTTTTCTGCTTCCTTTTTCTCCATATCGTCAATAAACTCTTTTATGTGGATATGAAAATCAGCAGAGCCTTTCTCATTAAGAAAATCATTAGAAAGTTTTTCGTGTCCTTCTGCATAATTTATAGCCTCTAATTCTGCCTTTTTATCGGTAAATATTTTGTATTTGATATATTGCTGTTTCTTTTCCTTTTGAATTCTTCGTAAGAATGCGTAGTATATTATTTGTGTAAAATAAGCAAAAGGATTCTTACTCTTATCTGGATTAAAATTGTGCATATATGCCAGACAATTCTCTAGACCATCCGATATCATATCATCTTTATATGTGTAGTTAATAAAATTGGGTCTATAGGAAAGTCTTTGTGCTATCTGTAGAAAACACATAGCAATGTAGTCGGTAACATAAGGTTTGGATTCACCAGCTTCCTTACATTTCACAATATCTGCCTGATATTCTATAAGACATCTCAAGAATTCCTTATTGTTGATGTAGTGATTTACGTTGTCTTTATCTACTGGTTCTTTTATACTGGATCGTCCCAGTTTATTTTCTGCGTGTCTAGCCATAGTATAATTCCTTCATTAATTATTAGATGTATATTCATATATTATACACCTTCAAACACTATAAGTCAAGTCTTTTATTAATTTATATAACGGGAATGGCGAAGCCCTCGAGGCCGAAGGCCGAGAGTCTTAGTTACAGGTAGGAATATTACATCCTATTTCTCGCTTTGCTCGAAATAGGATTGCTCAAGGACTTCGTCCTTTCGCAATATTATCTAATTTAATTAATTGGTAAGAAGATATAACCTAGCTTATAGAGACAGGTTACGGTTATCCTGTTGGCCTCGTTTGTGTCGATTCACAAATCTCTAGTGAACAATACCATTATATGGTGTGTTCCGACCCGATTTTTACGTATATTTAGTGCTTGTACCGGCACATCAATACACAGACCTCAACTCAGTTTGTCGAGTATTATAGTCTGCTCACTTCACTAAAAAGCTAATTACCTGTGTTCTGATACAGGTGGAATCCGTGATACGTTCCACGGCGAACATTGATACAAATAATATTCATATTATAACGTAAACAAGTATACGTTGTCAAGTCAAATCGCAAATTTGCTATGTACTTTCGGTAATGCTATGGATGAGAACATTTGAGTATGCTGTTCCGCAATGTCAGAACGACATTCAGCAATGAAAAGGATATCGTCCAGCGATATATGTATCGAATCCTCTTTGGATGTCATTAGATATGGACGCATCGCCATCTGACTTTTCCCTTCTTCTGTAACTACACTCTGTAGAATACAAGGATTTTGAATGTGCATTATTCCATCTTCCTCATCTATAACATCACATATCAGTTCAGTTCCGGTATGTTTGAGATGTACTATCCCCTTATATGCCTCGAATTCTTTTTCCTGTTCCATTTTCTTTTTCTCGTTCTTAAAAGTCATAATTCAATACTTCTTAATTTATAGTCGAATTTCTCGCTATTATATATTTTCACACGCTCAAAAAAATGGCGGAGAGAGAAATTCTTATGGCTCTTCCAACTCAAATCATCACTTATGTCAAAGAGCGTGGCTTTTTCTTTGTCATCATATTTTCTAAGGACACGACCAACGGACTGTAAATTCCTAATGCGAGATTTGACAGGATGACCAGAAATGATATTATGAAGATTCCGAATATTAATCCCGGTAGAAAAAGTACCATAACTAGCAACAATAATAGCATTTTTAGACTTTTCTGTAATAGCACGTATTTCCTCCCTTACTTCTGTTGCAATTTCTCCAGATACAAAAAATATCGATCTATCTGGACTTTTCTCTGTTAAATATTTAAATAATTTCTTACCGTGTTTTTCTACGAACTGAAAGAGAATTAGGGTATTGGATTCCCTGGTTGATGCTAAATCGCATATAAATTTATTACGTTTCTTATGATTGATAAGGAAATCTATTTCATCCTTATATATCATTCCTTTCACAAGTTTTTTTTCTTCGTCTGTGTATTTCAAAGTAATTGCTTCGATATCTAATTTAGCAATCAGATCGGCATCCATTAATGCTTTGCTTGTCGTAACATTATGAACAGGACCGAACAAACCCTCAAGTACCAACTTGTGTGTTTGGGTACCATCTAAAGTACCCGTAAATCCAAACTTATACTCACATTTTGTCATTTTGGTCAAAATGGAAGTAAGTGACTTGGCTTTAAAATTATGTGCTTCGTCTCCGATTACAGCACCAAATTGTTTGAACCAATCTCTCTTTAATTTATATATAGACTGCCACGTAGTAATTACAACTGGACAATCAGTATCTTTGTCTTTTCCAGCGTATATCCTGTGAGTCAGGACAGAGTCATAGCAAAAAGATGATCCATTACTATAGTCTTCAAAGTCTTTATATAACTGTTCAACCAGCGACGTGGTCGGCACGATTATCAATATCTTTTCACCTATGTTTTGTTTCCAAGGCAATTTAGATTCTGAATTATAATCTTTTTTATCTAAGATAACATTACTAAGTAACCAATTCACTAAAGCATAGATCATTAATGACTTACCCGAACTGGTGGGTGATATCATCAAAGCCCTTTTATGATTGATACCGTGATGTACAGTATCTACTTGATAATCGTATGGTGTAATGCTTTTACCACTAACAAAAGGATCTAGATCATTAAAATATTTTTTTGTTTCTTCAATCGTGGTAGTATATTCCCACGGAAGAGATTGTATTGTTAAGTTTTTACGTTCTGCAAATTCGACAACATAAGGTAATAATCCGACATAAAGTTCACCACCAAACGCATTAAATAATCTTATTTTCCCATCCCACGCTCGATTGCGATATGCAGGCATAAATTTATAGCCTGGTACCCTAAACGTGAAAAAATCTGATAAATCGTGAGCAATATGAGCCTCACATTCAATATTCAGATATACATCATCTTTTTTATGTACTATAATGTCTGTCAAATTACACCTTGAGTAAATTTCATAAAGTCTATAGCGTTTTTTATTGCGAAACTACGCCTTTCAAACATTTTACAAATTTCTTCAAGATATATTACCATCTCTTCTTGTAGAGTCACCTTTGCTTCTGCTTCTACCA